CGCGAGCCGGACCGGCATCTCTTCTTTGCCGTGAAGCTGCTGGAGATCGTCGCCGGCAATAAACACAACCCGAATTATTTTGCGGATGGCAACCGCGAGTCCGTTCTGCGGATCTGGAATGCCGGCCGGCCGAACGGAAAGACTTTCGATCCCTATTACGTTCAGAACGCGATGGGGGTCTTTACTGCGTATGCGGGGCTTGGGACAGCAGTGACGAGTGACAAGTGACGAGTGACAAGCAAAGAGGAGTTTTTATGAAAGTCAGAGCAAAGTTTCAGGTAACGAAAGTCAGTGAGTTCGGATATGCGGGCAAACGTTCCGAAATCCAGAGACCGGTCGAGGGGGCTAGAGATGGAGTTCATCGAAAATATGAGAGTACTGGAATTCCGGTTCGTGAAGTTACGCTAGCTCCACAATACGATAACAGCAATCCTGAGGATGTGAGTTTCGCCGCGGCAACGCCCAGCGGGATCTGCACTCTTCAGATCGATAATCCTGCGATCGCCGATGAGTTCAAGCCAGGTGATACCTATTACATCGAATTTACGCGCGTCGAAAAGCAATAACAATCGCCGCCGCGATGCGCGCGATGTCACGAATTGATGGCAGAGGTGAATGATGACTAGAAATGCAAATATTTTGATTCAAATTTTGGCGTTGATGGTAAATGCATTGCAATACGCAACGAACATTGCTCCGGAGAAAGCAAAGCCGTGGATTGCGCTGGGCATTTTGCTTGTTCAGGGCATCGTCGCGATTGTCGCGCATAGCTACAACCCGGATGGGACGCCTGCGAGTGAGAAATATGATCCGAACGCGGCCAAGCCCGGGCAGTTCGGTGGGATCGGGCGAGCGGTTGTGCTGGGCGTTTTATGTGCGTCGATGATCACAATGCAGGCTTGTACGCCGAAGCAGCTTGAGACGTTCAAGGCGGTCAGCACCGGCGTTGTCGCCACTGCAAACGGGATCCAATCAACCATCGATACGCTGATCGCGCAAGGCAAGCTGACAGCGGACGAAGCGGTGTTTGTGAAGAAGTATCTGGGCGATGGGATTGCGCTGGTCGGACAGTTGAACACGCTGATCCAGGCGGTTTCGAGCTGGCCGCCGAAAAACTCGGGCGAGATCGTCGACCTGGCTATCAAGATTATCTCGCTGATCGATGACGGTATCAACCAGGGGACGCTGAAATTCGGGAACGGTCCGGTGATGCAAAAGGTCGGATTGACGCTGGCGATTCTGAAGGGCGCGTTGTCGACCATCAAGTCATTGCTCGGCGCGACGCCGGTGACCGCGACCAGGTGGGAGCGTTTTAAGGACAAGCTTGAGTCGCCATTTATTCGGGACAAGCTGCAAAGGCAATTAGAGAACACGCAGGCGCAGTTAAATCAGGTCAAAGTCGATTTGGACGCAATGGCGGCGGTGTAAGAATGGCTGAAGTAACTGCATATCCGGTCGGTCAGGGCGCGGTCGCTGGGCAGTATAAACCCGGCGACTTTATCCTGACGCACGGGTCTGCCTGGTATTCCAAAATCATTCGGCACGGTCAGGCGCTTCGCTATAAAGGTGGCGATGCGGCATTTGCGTATTACAACCACGCCGCAATCGTGGTCGAAGAAGACGGGACGATTCTCCAGGCAATGAATGCCGGGATCGTCCGCGGTCATATCAGCGATTACAAGCAAACCGAGTATCACCTGGTGAATCTCGGCGATCTAGTTACTGATTTCGACCGCAAGAGAATGCGCGCCTTTGCGTACAGCAAGCTCAATGCGCCGTATGACTGGTTGTGTATCGCGGGGATTGCGCTCTCGTTGTTGGTTCGGACCAGAATTATTTTGAACATGGAAGGTCGGTACATCTGTTCGGGTATCGAGAGCTTCACCCTGATGACAGGCGGGGTCGATCTTCCATTTCAGCCGCAGCATATGATGCCGGCGGATCTGGCGTGGTGCTTTGGTGTGAGGCCGGTATGAGGGTTTGTCCGTTATCGTCCGGGAGATTAACTGTTGACTCGGAATTCTGCTGGATAGTTTCCAAATCGGTGCGAGTTTGCCCGCCGAGGCGGTAACGGACTGAGTTTGTCGGGTGGGGGATTATTGATGCCGTTTGATGCCCAGGGACGGTCGGACACTTTGGCGGTTTCAATGATCTCGACGTTTAGTGGCTTCGTGGCGTGGATGGATGGGCATCAGTGGCTGGCGGTGATCGTCGCGGGACTGGGCGCGGCGATGATCTCAACCACGGGGAACTTTCTGTACAAGATGCGCCAGGACCGATGGCGGTTGCGGGCAAAGGCGGCCGAGGAAGAGATGAAGAAGATGCGCGGGATGCTGGAGACGCAGGAAGCCCCTATTGCGAGGAGTGCAGACTCTGCACTGAAGTGATGACGTGTTTGAGGTATTCGAAAGAGAACGAACGGAGTGGGACAAGCTCGATGATGAGAAAGCGAGTCACTATGCCAAGTTCGAAATCTACCGGCTGCTGGGTCCGACGCGGACGCTGCTTGGCGCATATCGCGAGGCTCTTTCTCGCGAAATCATCGGACCTATCTCCGACAAAGTCAGCGTTCCAGGCAGCTGGAAAGGCCTGTTTGTTCAGTTTAATTGGCGCGAGCGGGCTGAAAAGTTCGATGAAGCAGATCGGAAACAGGCTGAAACGATTCGCGCAGTGCAGCGGGAACGCATTCTTAACGAAGGTTACGCGCTCATGCACGAGCGCGTTAAGAAACTCGGCGAGATTGCGGAAAAACTGGAGGCCTACATCGGTGACGAGAACCGTGTTTGGCTTCCGGATGTTAAGCAAATTGGGCGCGGTGACGAAGCGGAGCGCGTTGATCTTGTTCGATTCAATGCCTCTTTATTTCACGAGTATCGGGAATCGCTGGGAGATATTGCCGAGGAACTGGGCCACCGAGTGAAGAAGACAGAGCTGAGCGGACCGGAAGGCAAGCCCATTCCAATGTCTATTACCGACGCGATTAAGAAGTTTTATGGCGACAGCGATACTAAATAGCAGACCGATCATTGAGGAAGAGCGGTTGGCGTGGTCTGCGCGGCTCGCCGGCGTGCCCAGAGACACGCTTGAACGCTTCGTCGAGGCGGGGAACATTCCACAGCAAAAACAGCTTCAGTTCCATGCCGCTGCGCGGTCATGCGATCTGCCTAATGGACCGACCGAGATCGGTATAGGCGGGGCTCGCGGCGGCGCGAAGTCGCATGCGGTGGTTGCCCAGATCGCGCTTGACGATTGTGTCCGCGCACCCGGTGTAAAGTTTTTGATGCTGCGTCAGGTTGGTCGTTATGCGCAGGAAAGCTTCGACGATCTGTATCTCAAGATTATCGCGAACTCGGGAATACCACACAGGCGCAAGCGCGGCGAGCTTGAATTCGCTAACGGCAGCCGAATCGTTCTCGGCCATTTCAAAGACGAGAATGATATTAACAATTATCTCGGCATTGAGTATGACGGACTCGCGATCGAGGAAGCAACGCAGCTCAATGAGAAGAAGTATCTTGAGATCCATACCTGCCGCCGTACCTCGAAACCGAATTGGCGACCGCGAACCTATACGACCACGAATCCTGGCGGTATCGGTCACGTCTGGTACAAGAAACGATTTATTGAACCTTGGCGAGCGGGAACGGAGACGAACACGCGATTCATCTTTGCGACCTACAAAGATAACGCTGCCCTGAATGTCGACTACGAAGGGATGCTCAATCAGTTGAAAGGCTGGCAGCTCGCCGCCTGGAGAGACGGGGATTGGGATATTGCCAGCGGGCAGTATTTTAGCAATTGGCGACATGATTTCCAGACCTGTAAGCCGTTTAAGATTCCGCGCCACTGGCCGGTATGGGCATCGCTGGATTACGGATTTACTCATCCGACCGCTGGATATTTGTTCACGGAAAATGACGGGATCGTTTATGTCGTCGGAGAGCACGTCCAGGCAAAGACTCTCGTTGCTGAGCAGGCCCGACTCATCAAGGCGATGTTCGCGCGACACGATGTGCCCCTGGGTCGGCTGTTTACTTTTGTCGCCGGTCGGGATGTGTTCGCCAATCGGGGTGACGCTGGAGCGAAAACGATCGCGACGCAGTACGCGGAGGCTGGAATCAACCTGGTGGCTGCCGATGATGACCGGCTCAGCGGCGCATCGGAGATGTTGAATATGCTCGGGGATCCCGAGAAAGACAAGGAGCCGACGCTGAAGATATTCAGCACCTGCACGCGCCTGCTCAGCTGTCTGCCGGCGATGCAGCACGATCCGCACAGGCCGGAGGATGTCCTCAAAGTCGATGTCGACGAGAACGGCGACGGCGGTGATGACGCATACGATGCCGCGCGGTACGGAATTATGGCGCGCCGCAGGAAGATGGCAATCGTTGTGCCCGCAATGATGGAGCAGCGTTCCACCTGGAGTCATGCGTGAGCGCAAAACCGCAGGATGCGATCTTTGTCGAAATCGGTCGTACTGGCCTTACCCAGTACGGCGGCAGGGTCTTTGAAGAAATCCTGAATGAGCTGACCGGCTGGCGCTGGCGCAAGATCGTTCGCCAGATGGTCACGAATGATCCGGTAGTAGCCTCAGTTCTTTATACCATCGACCTGCTTGTGCGAAAGGTGACGCGGCGCATTAAGGCGGCTTCGGATAGTCCGGAAGACCAGCAGGACGCCGATTTCATTCGCGATTGCCTGGAAGATATGTCGTCAACCTTTCAGGACACGCAAAGCGAAATGTTCAGCCATGTTCCGTGGGGATGGTCATTTCACGAGGTCGTATACAAGCGTCGCCAGGGTCAGAATCCCGGAACATATAAGGATGATAAAGGCCAGGAAAAATCTCTGCCCTCCAGCAAGTTCGACGACAATAAAATCGGCTGGCGTAAATGGCCTATACGCGCGCAGGAGACTCTGTTTCTGTGGGAGTTCGATGATGAAGGCGGCATTCAGGCGATGGTTCAGCAACCGCCG